GAGGCAGATGATCAGGCGTTTTTTCTTTCCTTCAACAATCTCTGCGAACTTCGAGGCGATGATGGAGTGATGTCTACCCGGTATAAACCCTGGCCACACAGACTTCACATAAGCCATGAAGTCAACCTGAGATCGTTCTCGTTCAAGTCCTTGGTTGTACTCTTTCAGTGTATTAAGAAGGATCTCCCGTTCAATCGCGGGAAGTTGTTCTACTAGATCTGGAAGGTTTCTCTCATCCAGATTCTTCAGTATCTGAACAATGTCTTTATCCATTGACCGGCCGGATGGATCGATGTTGGTTTTTTAAATACGTGCAGTGCCCTCTCGCAACGAGCTTCATCATCGTGGAGTACACCCAGTTCCTGCTTTTCACTCCAAGCAGCTCTTGTAAGTCCCCCACTGAGGGTCCATAGCCGTTCTCATCCCAAAACTCCTGTATAGCTATATACAGTTCCTTTTGCCGGGGTGTCATTTCCATAAGGGGGTACTTTCACTTATCCCGGGGGGTGGGGTCTTCATCTACCACTTTTTCAGGGGGAGGGGGGTCTATTACCACCTCACGGTTCTCCTCCCTCCTCAACCCCTCTAACGCTTTCGTAGGATTCTTCAACGCCGCTCTCAATGCACTAATAAGCTCATCCTTCACCACCCCAGGATCCTTCACATGCTCCACCTGCCTACGATCCGTAAAGGCTCCTACCTCCGTCACCTTCCCCAACATCCCCAAAGCCTTCAACCTCTGCGCCGGGCTAATGTCCTCATCTACGGCATGCTGCAACAACCGCTCCACCACCAACGCCCGTATCTGCAATGGATTCAACGGCTCTACACCCTCCAACACTTCCTTCCACTTACTCATCACAACACCCCATCGTTCCCAGGGAACAAACTATACCTCACATACATCCAACAGTACACATACTGTCCAATAAGGGACGAGTGACAGTGTGCGTCGAGTGAGCGGATTGCTCACAGGTAAGCATCAATTGTGCGGATTGACAGAGCTAAGAAATCAAACGAGCGGATTACTATGTATACGTGCTCGCACACGCGCACGCGCTCGCGGGGGGCGCCCCTCCGGTGGGTTCCGCACCGCCACCCGTCGCAAGCCGTCCCCGGTCGCAGCTGTAACGTGACGCGCGCACCGCGACGAGCCGACATCTGACGCGACAGTGTGTCTCAATGTGTCACCGTTTCACGTGAAACACTGCTCACAATGTGAGCAGCAAGCGTCCAGGGCAATCAGGTTGCAGCGATCAATGCAAGCAAGGATCGTGCCGAAAATGGATCACAATGTGACTTTCTGATTCGGGTTTCCCCTATGGGGTTTTCGCTTGACATGTCAAACGTCGCCCCCTATTCTATCGACTCCACTGCTAACCTGGAGTCATGTAATGACACTCACTGACGCTATCTCTGCCCTGCATCGTGAAGGGTATCGTGCTTCCCCCTCTACTGTTCTCCCTGGCTACATTCGGGTGCTGGACCCTGCGTTGATCTGCTCCCCTGGGCGAGAGACGAGGACAGTCTACGATCGACGCACTATTCATCCCTCCCAAGTATCCGCCTTCATCATTGCTCGGAGCTGATGACATGCTGCCCTCTATCCGCACCCTTCGCACCGTGTTCGCCGACCGCGCACCCGAAGCCCGCCGAATCCTTGAGATGACCCGCGCGGAGCTGCTCGCGCATCCGGTAGGCGCCGCCCGTGCTTCCGAGTGCTATCACCCACCGCAAACCTTCGACCTCCGGCTTGAAGTACTCGCGTCGATTGATTCCGGCCTGCACGGCATCGAGGGTTTTGACCTCGGACGCCGCGACGGTACTAGCGCGACGCTGTACTACCTGAACGCCGGCGATACCTACACCACAACCCTAACGTACTGGGCCGGACGCTACCGCGTCGAATCCTGGGGCGATCGCGTCGAAACCCTTGAGCGCCAGGGCTGGAGGTAAGACCCGACCTGTAGCGCCTCACGGGGTGCTACGGGACGCGCCTTGCGTCGATCACTGCCAAGAGGTACACAATGCAACATGCGATCTATCGCCGCGACTCCAGCGGCATCCTGACCCGCACCGGCCAGACGGAGCATTACGACGACACCGACCGCGCAGCGTATTACCCGCACCCCGAACAATTGCTGGGCTGGCCTGAGCGCCGGGTCTATTGGCGCGACGCCTCCGGGCAATCTGTCGGCATTGCTCCGACGGAGGTTGCATCATGCTAACGCTCGATTATGTGCAAGACCCTGGACACGGCTGGATCGCGGCTGATCGTGCCGAGTTGCAGCGACTCGGACTGCTTCGCACAATCAGCCAGTACAGCTACGACGGCGAAGGTCGCATCTGGCTCGAAGAAGATTGCGACGGCCCTCGCTTTCTCCGCGCACTATCCGCCGCCGGTATCCCGTATCGCCTAGTGTCCACGCATACACCCGGCGACGCGTGGATACGCCGCTTGCCGAGTTTCGCGCCGTGATCCGGCTCATTGTCGGAATCGTCGTGTGTCTGGCCGCAGCGGATGCCGACGCCGCCGCGCCATTGTGGGCGATTATCGCCCTGTCCGTCGTCGGTTTAATCATCGCGGGCTGTGGTGTCCGCGCAATCAAGGGGAAAGCATGACTATCTATCAGGAAAACGGCTACGCCAATCGCCGCGCATATCTCGATTCACTCGCCGCCGAGCTGGGGCTTGACCGGGATACGGTCCACCTAATGGCAATGATGCTAGGACCGTCCGAGGATTTCGACGGGCTAGTGACCAGCCTGGAGGATTACGCCGCCGAACTGTAAAGCCCGACCGGGAGAGCCTCGCGGGGTTCTCTCGGGCGCGTTTTGCGCCTCACTGTCAAAGGGGATCACATGACCACGCAAACGCTCACGGTTCACTTGTCCAACAAATCCGCCAACACTAAAACCGGGCCAATACCGGTATCCACCACAACCCGCGCCACATGCCCGACAAACTGCGCGATGCGCGAGGGATGCTATGCCGCCTCGGGCCCGCTGGCCTTGCATTGGCGTGCCGTGTCTGACGGTACAAGGGGCTCAGACTGGGCGAGATTCACCCGGTCGATTGAAAGTCTGCCGTTCGATCAGCTATGGCGACACAATCAAGCTGGCGATCTTCCAGGCGACGGGTCAACGGTCGACCCGGTCGCATTGGGAGAACTAGTACGCGCCAATATAGGGCGCAGAGGGTTCACGTATACCCATTACCGCGACAGTCAATCATTGGCCTGGATCAGGCACGCTAACGATTGGGGTTTTACCGTCAACCTGTCGGCGAACAATCTTACCGATGCAGATACGCTAGCCGATACGGGAGCGGGCCCCGTGGTAACAGTGCTTCCGTCGACCGTGACGCAAAACACCCGCACCCCTGCCGGTAGGCGGGTCGTCGTTTGTCCGGCAACGCAACGCGATGACGTTAGTTGCGCGACGTGCCAACTTTGCCAACGCGCCGACCGAACAACAATCATCGGATTTCCGGCCCACGGCACACAGAAACGCAAGATTGATATCAAACTTGCCGCTTAATCCCACGCCCCTCCGGGTGCGCACCCCTTTTTATAGCCGAGCAAAGGCGGAAAACATGACCATCAACGCAAAAGCCCTCGCAACCGCGCTCTGGTGCGTGAACCTAGTCTCACGCAACAAGCTCTACGATTCACCATCAGAACAAGACCTATTCGAGGCGTGGCGCGACATTGAATACGCCCTTCGATCTGTCTCGGTCGAGGCCGAGCCGGAGCGGAAAAAAAATTGAAATTTAAAAAACACACTTGTAAGTCATTGATTCGCAAGGGTTTTTCAGTGCAACATTGTTGCACCCCTACGACCATCATGGTTATTACGGAGCCTTAAATGCAACTCAGACGATGCGACGGGATGGTGCCGATCCCTCAGCGCAACCCCGACAGGCCGTGGCGTTTTGTACCGTTCCCGGAATTTGCGGATTTCAAGATTCTGTACCGCAAGACCTACCCGCACACCGAGCGGGACTGGCACATTATCCGCATGAGGGCCAATGGTGCTACGCTGCAAGAGATCGGCCAGGCTTACGGATTGACCCGCGAGCGCGTCAGGCAGATTGAGAAGCTGTTCCTGAAGCGAGCCGCGCAAGGTGTGGCTGTAGGGATTGTGCCGACGAAAAGAGACCAACCCGATGCTGAAAATCGTTGAAATCCTCCCCGGCTGCGGGCGAGAGCCAATATGGGTGACCTGTCAGCCTAGCGGCGCGTTCCCCGGTGCCGTTCGCGTCATGGTCAGCCACGACAAACCCCCGTTTGAAGCGCCCTGCTACCAATTGCAGATTCCCTGCCGAGAAGCAGACGTGAATCTTGTAGCGGAACTGTATCGCCTTGAGTGCGGCGCGGATCGAGAGGGCCGTCGCAAACCCTTCGCAGAAGATGTCGATACCGCCTGCGTCGAATGTGAGGGTTGCGCCCTTCGTGATCTGACCCTGGAGGAAGCGTTTTTCCCCCTGTTCGGTGATGAGCTGGCACCCAACAAGTCTGTCGTCAATCCGCATTGGAACGCATAGGAGGCCATTCAAAACCGGGCCGGGTTCCAGCGGGAAGCCTTTCTTAGACAGATAGGGGTGAGGTGCCTTCTGGGTCTGATGCATGATCCAGGCAGCTTTGCGAGCCGCACGTTCAGCGGCTCTTTTTCTATCCGCTTCAACTCTAGCCGCGATCCTGCGGAACTCCCCCGGCTCCGACGATTCGCCCCGCCACATTCTCGGCTCACTCATCTGCGCCCAGTTCTGGACCCACCCACGATCCCCGAGATATTTGTACCGGCCGTTCCGTTTGTGCGGGTGGTCTACAGTTGGAACAGATACCCATCGGCCAATCTCGACCGGCCCGAGGATCAATCCGAACGATGTCGCAAAGTCTTGGAAGGTCATAGCGCCTCCGAACCCTGTCGGGCGAGGCTACCGTCAAAAGCATACGAGCCGATGTGCTTCAGCCGGATAAACGGATTCAGGTATATCTTCCCTCCCGTCTGCGTCCACAGATTGCAAAAGCCGTAATCCTCCGATGTGTACATGCCATTCGGCCCTGGTCCAGCGGGGAAGAAATCGAACCCGTCGATCTTCTGGCCATCCACTGCATCCTGATACGGGGTTGCAACCTTGGACAGGGTTTCAAACACGCTCGAATGAATCAACATGAACCCGGTCGGCGCATGACTGACCTCGATCATTCCATCATCATCAGAATCCGCGAGGCCCACGGGCTTGAAGATGTACGACCCGAGCCAGTCCTCCGGCGACTCCTTGAGCTTGAGCACCGCCTCCTTGTAGGCGTCAAAATTGAGACGCTTTCTGGGGTAACTGGCGGCACACAACTGACGGTCTGCAAGGAGTAGCTTCAGGATGTCCCAATCGCCAAAAACAATGTCGGCGTCCAAGAACATCATGTAATCCATGTCGGAATCAAGAAACTTCTTGGCCAGACTGTTCCGCGCCCGAGGGATCAGAGAATCCCCCATCATGACTTCGATATAAACGTGATAACCGCACGATGTGAGGTTTTGAATAGCGCGAATCAGCGACAACGCGAAGTCGCCGTGACACATGCCCCCGAACATTGGGACAGCCAGCATGATTGATATTTGGTTTTCGGCGTTCTTTTTTCTAAGCGCGACGACTAGCTCTTGCATATTGGTAATCATGCGAATCTCCTCGATTTGGCGTATGCAATCATCCTCGAACGAATCCAGCCGATCGTCTGCGCCGACGGCGGGCTCGTGCTCTGGCTCAATCCCCTCGGCCAGTTACCGAATTTCTCCTTGAACTTGTGCGCGGCCCAGTTGGGGTTGTAGTTTTTTTGGTTGGCGTACCAAAGAAGCTCCGAATAGAACTTCTGCGGGTTCCAATCGTTCGCTTTCTGCCACCGCGCCAGCTCTTCCATTCGACCCGCTACGGCCTCGATTTGGCTCCGAGCGGGCTTCTTCTCATAACCGCAAGCACACTTCATAGACCCTTTGACCCAGAGCAAGCCGCATTTGGGGCACTTGGACTTGTACTTTTCAGCCTCGGTCGGTTCACGTCTCGGCTTCTCGGCATCGTCCTTCAGCTCATGAACTCCGTTGGAATACACGTCATCCCATGTATCCATGAACCGCATGAAATTTCCCGAGTGACAAAGCCACACACCGAACTTTTTGGATGGATGTGATCGCATGACACGTCCGAGCTGCTGAATGTGACTGGACAGAGACTTCGAGAACGGCCTAGCCGATACACCGATCAGCACATCCGGCACATCGAACCCTCGGGTCAGGATGTCGGTCGCAATCAGGCCATGAATCTGTGTGTCCGGCTTGGCGAAGTCCGCAATGGCATCGCGCTTGAACTCGTCATTGTCTTTGTATGAGATCGGGACGAAGTTGTAGCCCTGCTTGGCAAACTGCTGCGCGAGGTCAGCACCGTGGGCCACCCCAGAACAGAACACGATGGTCTTTTTCGGGCCTCCGAAAATCTCGTGGGTCTTCTTGATCCACTCGGCCACAATGTCGCCTGTTAGCTTCATGCCGCGCTCTGTTGCCACATCCTGCGCCCACTCACCTGCGACCTTCTTCGCACCCGTCATGTCGATCTGTTTAGCGATGTAGACCTTCAGCGGGGCAAGCCAATCCTTCTTGACCAGGAACTCTGTGCTGGATCCTGTGACGACATGCTCGTAGATTTTTCCGAGACCCTTGGTGAACGGTGTAGCCGTCAGTCCGATCACCTTCATGTCGGGCTTGGACTTGATGAACTCAGTCACCGATTTCCTAGCGATATGACACTCGTCGATAATCGCCAGATCGAAATCCGGGAACTCGTCTCGGCTCTCAAGTGTCTGCGCTGAACAGACCTGGATCAGTCGCGCCGGCGCAAAGTTCCAGTGGCTTGCCTGCAAGACGCCATGAGGGATTGCGTACTTGGTCAGCCGGTCGCTGGTCTGGTCCACCAGCACGATCCGATCCATGATGATCGCAGTCCGAGACATCTTCTCTGCGGCTGCTTTCATCAGGTAGATCGCTACTTCAGTCTTCCCGAATCCTGTGGGAGCATAGAGCAGTTGCACCCTATGCCCCGCTCGGAACCCCTCTCGAAGCTCCTCTACGCACTTCATCTGGTGCGGTCTGAGTTGCAGATCCATCTTCTCTCCTAACGACCGAGATCCCCTCGGCTTGGGCCGGTGCTGTGAGCACCTTGCGGTACTATACCATACATGACATGGCATGGGAACAATGTGTTGACATGACAGAAAAAAGCTGTCACCATCAAAACTCCACTGCCAACGGAGTCAACATGAAGCTCACCAATAAGCATGGCATCCCTGAGACATTTGTCAATGTTCTTCGGAGGCCGACCTATTCAAAGGGCAAAGCTCACCGCTCGGTGACGCAGCTCATCAACTCACCGAAGATCGTAGCATTGACTGAACGGTTCCAAGACGAGATCGAATCTGATGTGGCCGATATGGTCTGGTCGCTGTTCGGCTCTGCTGTCCACAAGGTTCTCGAACACGGCAAGGATGACACCCACGTCATCGAGGAGCGTTTGTCTGCGGTCGTGGATGGCTGGACGATCTCTGGGGCCATCGACCTTCAAATCAAACGCGAGGGCGGCGTCTCGATCCGGGACTACAAGACCACCTCGGCCTGGTCTGTGATGAACGACAAGATCGAGTGGGAACAACAACTCAACCTCTACGCTTGGCTGGTCGAGAAGGTCAAGGGCGTCAAGGTTCTGGACGTTGGCATCGTGGCCATCATCCGTGACTGGAGTCGTAGAGATGCTGAGAAGAAGGAAGACTACCCGCCCGCCCCGATCAAGGAGCTACCGATCAAGTTATGGCCCTTCGAGGAGCGTGAGGCGTACGTTGCCGATCGGATTCATAAGCACGCCGAGGCTGACTTCGCCCTCGAAGCAGAGGAGTTGCTCCCACCCTGCACGTCTGACGAAATGTGGGAAAAGCCAACGGTCTGGGCTGTGATCAAGAAAGGCGGCGTCCGGGCAAAGTCATTGTTCCACGATGAGCTGTCGGCTCTCGGGGAGGCCAATCGTCTGGGCGGTGATTACGAAGTTCAGGTTCGACCGGGAGAGCGTACACGCTGTGCGAACTTCTGCCCGGTCAACACATGGTGCGCCCAGTGGCGCGAGTATCAAGACGGCGTTCGATTTGAAAAGGAGTAAGCATGGCAACGCTAAAGGAAGAGTTCAATCTGGCCGAAGAGGAGGCATGGAAACAGATCTCAGCCAACGCCCGACAGGTGGGCGGGGATCACTACAAGAAGCTCGGCATCGAGCCGTGGGAAGTTATGGAAGCGCTGCTGACTCACTCGGAGTTCGTGGGATTTTTGAAAGGGTCCGCACTCAAGTATGCGATTCGGCAAGGCTTGAAAGGCTCGGATGACGCTGAGAAGGCTCGCCACTACATTCAAAAACTGCAAGAGGTACAAGGATGGCTGTTCACAAAAAACTGATGCAAGCCCGCATCAAGCTGCAAGGCATGAAGTTAAACAAGTCCGGCGAGAACAAGTTCGCTGGCTACAAATACTTTGAGCTGGGCGACTTTTTGCCGCAGACCATGCAGATCTTTAACGACCTGGGTCTTGCCAGCGTGGTCACGTTCGATACCGAGTATGCCCGCCTCCAGATCATTGACTGCGAGGACGGCACCACTCTGACCATCACCAGCCCCATGGCCGAGGCTAATCTCAAGGGCGCTCATCCCATTCAGAACCTGGGCGCAGTTGAGAGTTATCAGCGTCGCTACCTTTGGCTGGCCGCTATGGAGATCGTTGAACACGACATCATCGACGCATCTCCACAAGTCGAGACAGTCAAGAAGCCCGAGCCGAAAGCGGAGCCCAAGCCCCCGAAGAAAGTCGAAGGCAAAGCGGGGCCGTGGCAGATCACCATCCAAGGCGCAGGCGAAGAGCCTGAATGGCTGGATGAGGTTCCCAAAGCTGTCCAGCTTGCCCTCGATATGGCGACCAACGCCGATGACGTGATGAACATCTTCAAGGTCAACAAACAGATGTTCGATCTGGTCAAAGAAGCCGATCAAGCCATGTGGAAGTCTCTGATGACCACGTTTACCGAAACCAAGAAGAAGTTCGTTAAGGAGTAATCATGTTTGTTCCCCGTCCTAACACCGGCACCCTTTGGCCCAACGAGAAACGCTCAGACAATCACCCCGATGTTCGAGGCGACATCTTTGTTGAAATCTCTCTGCTGAAAAAGCTCATCGCCCA